ACAACAGGGACCGGGTATGGCATTAGCGTCCACCGCTTCGGCGTTGCCACTGGCGCAGAGCAGCGTCAACGTATTGTCCGATGGCTGCGCGATCACCAACTACGCCCATCATGTTGATGGTTACTTGAGCGTTTTCAGGGTTACGACCCGGCAACCTAAAGCCTGGCAAAGTGGAAAGGGTCGGAGCCTGTGGGACGCCGAAGCCTTGGATTGGGCTACCAGTCAACTGACCAGTAGCGCGGATAAAAGCGTTACCAGTTGCGTAATCAGTAATAGTGGCACCAACGTTGAAGTATTTGCTAAGAGTGTTGAACTTCATGATTAGGTCGTTCAAGGCTCGACCAGCAGCGTTGAGTTGGCCGTTGTTGCCATACAGCAAATTAGTAAGAATGTACTTTAACTCGGCAAAGGCTCCAGCAACGCCGTCCTTACCGAACGCGTCCGCAATCTGGATGCCGTACTCCGCTAGGCGCTTCAGGTACGGCAAAAGTGCAGCACCTAGCGACTCCTTTAATTCGTCCACTGTGATACGGAACCGAGCCATCGTGCCCTCAAAAGTTTCAGCGTTAGCCAAAGCCGACCCGCTAAACCGCTTTTCAAGATCCTTCTGGATGTCGTTGAAAGACATTGCCTTGAGTTGGGCTTTGTCGTAGCCAAGACCAAGACGAGTAATTGCCGTATTAGATCCGTCAAAACTTTTGGACAGGGCTTCGACGATTTGCTTTAGGGGCTTACCGGTCGCCGCAGACACATTAAGCGCCAAATTGAGCAGACGCTGGGCCTTGTCAAAGTCACGAGTCGAGCGAATGATACGCGCATACGCAGGACGCAACTCATCGTCGGCCACACCGACAGCGCGCTGGGTGACGTCAATGTAATCCTCAACCGACGCAATCTGGGCATCCGTAGCCTTAGTAGACGCACGAATAGACAGCGCTAACTGCTTCTGGGCTTTCTCATCGTCGGCAGCCATACGAGCGAACCCGACCAACTGTTGCCCAGCCTGAAACGCAGCAGCACCCAACGCAGCAAAAGCCGCAGCGCCAGCCAAAGCGCCAGCCTTGAGAACAAACTTGACCTTGTCGCTAGCCGTCTCAAGTTGCTTGAACGACTTTATGGCCTTCTGGATGCCCTGCCCAGCAAACGTGGTGGAAATAGGTATCGACAGCATTAGTTCAATTCTTTCTGTACGCGCTTAGTGACACGAAGAATGGACGCGCGTAGCTCATCCTCAAACAGTCGGCGCGACCTGTAAACAGCGGGACCGATAATGCGTGTGCGACCCGGTGCCAACTCACCAAGCGAACGCTCAAGGCTGTTGGCGTTGCGTCGGCCCGCGGTCTCAAAGATGGCAGCTGCCTGATCGCGTTGAATAATTGAAATGGTGTTGTCGGTGCGTCGGTCGGTGTCCACTTTGACTTGCACGCCACGTTGGGCCTTAGCGACTGTAAACGGAAACAACTGCCGACCGTCTTGCGACCACTTACGCGACATACCAGACAACGGAACTTTCGTGTAGCCACGGCGCACGTTATCAACGGCGGGCTGGGCAATACGGCGAGCATCGGAAACGAACTGTTTACGAAGACCCGGCTCGATTTTGTTGAGAGCGCGGATGGTGTCACGCAACCCGACAAACTCCATGTTTGCGTCGTATGGCATCAGCCCTCCTTCATGTCTTCGGCTGCCTTGAGCACTGTCGCCAGTGTGTCTAGGTCAAATGGTATGTCAGGAGGCCAATACCCTGTGCGAAGTAGCAAAGACGCTAATCCGTAGTTGTATGTGCCTCGGTCGTAGGGTTTACAGGTTCGTTGTCCACCACTTCAATGTTCTCGAGACGCTTGACGTATTCGTCAAAGACGATGGGTACGGAGATGCTGTTTTGTTTACAGCACTCCCACGCCATGAACGCTAAGTCTTCGACTCCGATGCCTTCGCCTAGTTGTGACGCTTTGCGCTTGAACTTGCGTTCCCAAGCCACAATCACGCCAAGGTTGGTCGTGACGGTGTAGTGCTGGTCACGCTCGGTGACTTGCAGTGTCAGTTTCATAGTTTCTCCCTATGTGTTGGATCAGGTGATGTCGCGTGCCCAAGTGCCGCCGACCCAGTTGGCGGTTACGGTTGCCATCTCACCCACGGTGGAGTTGATAGGCGTAAACGACGCAAGCATTGCGTTGGTGATGGTGTACTCAGGGTTAGACGCCGACTCTGTTGTGCCCGATGGGCTGATGACAAGTGTGGTCGTGCCCAGACCGACCATCGCTGCAAGCGCTGTTTCGACTTCCGACGTGGCACCTGTGCCACCGTACGACAAGAAGAAAGTGATGCTCACGTCAACCGACTGAAGACCCGGTGCGAACTTGTGGCCCGTATCGCCGAAGGCTGTGATCTCAAGCGAGTCGGAGCCGATGGTGAGTGTGCACTGGTTCGCTTGGTCAGACAAGTCATAGGTGGTGGCACCTTGAGTGATGTTGATGGTCGCGTTGGACAGGAAAGTTGTAGTTGCCATGGTTAGCTCCTTTTTACAGCAATGGCTACGGATAGGTCATACGTCGGTAGGTCTTGCCCGCCAACACTCGCTAGACCGGGTCGTAGATCAGTGACCGCGATGGTGCTGTTCATGATTTGGTCTGCGATTTGCATGAGATAGTCGCCCGCATCTTGGTTGCCCGGGGGTGGGGCCAAGACGCGTAGGCGTAGCTCAATGTCACCCACGTTGTATGTAAACGCGGTGACAGTGGGCAATTCAATAAGAACGGAAAGCGGGCGGGCGTTACGCGGGTCAGTAATCGGCACAAGACCCAAAGCCGTAAGCGCTGTTTTGCAGGCCGTTACAGCGTCATACAGGATGCCCGACGATGACACTACGCAACCTGCGCTCTGCCACAGCCAAGAAGCTGCATGATGCGACCCAGTGTGGCCGATGGTGAAGCACCGATAGCCATCGAGTCAAACGACGCAAACGAGTCCACTGAGCCGCGCTCGCGGTAAAGCGTTGCGGCATACATAACGGTCCCGAGTTTGACGTCGGCGCTAGGCACAGTAGTCATCGAGTCGATGTAACCAGCCTCACGGCGCTTGCGGTAGCACCAAGCATTACTGGCGTTTACACAAACACCGACGAACGCTGTGTCGTTAGCAGTGGCAACGTCAATGCCAAGCCATGAAGTGACATCGGCTGCGACAATCCACGACACCGACTGCGTATACGTCAAAGTTCCAGACTCGGCCTCATAAGCAACGTCGGCTCCGTTGTTTACATAGATGACTTGGTTTTGGCGTGGGATGTCATAGTCAAAGACCAGATAACCCTCGTCGTCCACGCCATCTAGGTAAAACGGTTCGGTTGAAATAACTGTTGCTGTGGCGTTGAAACCAGTAAGAGCAACAGCTGCAACCGTGACGGAGTCGCCCGGCTGAACCTCGGCGTCGGTAAGGGTCTGGACAGCCGCGTAGTTGTTTACGCGTCGCACATGCGTGATAGTGCTTACTGCCATCTCAGACCCTCTCCCGAACTACCCGTGGATCAGACGAATGCGAACTTGACGAACTTGCTGGAGTCAATCATCAACGCTGCGAAGTAACCGCGGAAAGCGATTGTGCGAGACAGCGTCGATGGTGAGTCAATGCTGATTGCACCCTTTTGCTGTTCAAACAGTTCGTACCCGGATGCGTCACCGATGATCGCGGTTCCGCTTGCGAAGTTGCGATCTACAACTACCTGCAAGCCGAAAGCGTTGCCGTTGTACTGTCCCGGTGCAAGGTTGCCAAATGCGTTCATTGGGCCGACCTGTGGAAAGAGCGGACGCTTCGACGAATCTGAGAGGCCGAGAAGATCCCCCCAAATTCCGGGAGCCAAGAACAAGTGGGTTGGCAGGTTGCCGTTGCTCGAGGACAGGATTGTTGCTGCGGCTTCCGCAATTTCGGCAGCCCACACTTCAGGTTTCTGAAGGTCTGCTGCTGCAAAGTTCTGTGTGACGGTTGCGCCTGTTGCGAGGGTGTCTGCTGCGTAATTGTCGGTTGCGTTTGCGTAGATACGTCCCATGTCGTCAAGCACGACGCTCAAGATTGCTGGGTCGGTCCAGTCGATGTCGGCTTCCGAGATGTTTACATAACCACCAAAGATTTGCTTGGTCACTTGGTTGTTGAACACCACGAGTGTGCCACCTGTTGGTGACTGCTCAGCAATGCTTGCACCGATGCTGGTGTGAGTGGTTACCTCTGGACGGATAAACACCTTGCCACCTGCGGGCATTGCACGTACACCGACTGCGTCCACAACTGGGCGACGGCCGATGAAGTTGTTGTAAACAGGCGACACGATTGGTGTAGGAAGAACACCGGGTGTGTCGGTTGTAACGATGTCTGGTGCACCTGCGCGAATTGCTTCGGACATTGCACGCCACTGGTCGCCACCTGCGACTGCTGCAGCGATGTATTCAACTGCGGTTGGCATCTTTACTTCACGCTTCGCAGCTGCGAAAACGATTGGGGCTGTTGGAACGATTTCAGCCGAAGCCTCAACCGCTGGGGTTTCTTGTGACATGGTTTCCTCCTCAGGAATGTCATTTGGGTTGGGTTCGACAGCGTCTTCCTCTTCAGGTTGAGACGCAGCGA